CGGCTATAGCGTCAACTGCGTCGCCAAAACCTTTGGTGGAGTCCCATGCTATCTGATCTGTGCCGCCTGTCTTGTTGCGGATGCGGTTAGCCGTGTAGGTCATAGCTGCGTCAAGCACAGCGGAGTCAACTACCTTGTCGTATGCCATCAGTAACTACCTCCTGTCCACTTCGGCAGGGCGGCGAGGGTGTCCTTGACTATTTCTGCCTTGTCTGCTGTCGTCCAATAGTCAGTGCCTTTGACGGGCGTATCGCCTTTATCGCCCTTTTCGCCGCGAGACGGTTTCCCGGTGTCTGTACTGCCGATGTACCAGTTGCCATTTGCACCAATAGTCGGTGTTATACCGTCTGTACCGTCTTTGCCGTCCTTACCCGGTGCGCCTGTGTCGCCTTTAAGGCCCTGTGCGCCTGTCGCTCCTGTATCACCCTTGTCGCCCTTTAAACCGGCATCCGAACCGTTATATTGAAGTTTGCCGTTCGAGACAGAGAGCTTGTCGAGTGTGTCTTTGTTATCGTGGCTGTGAGATTTGGGAACAAGCTCGTCGAGTGCCGTCTCAACATTTTTGACATTCGGCAACTGCGTGTTGGTATAACTGACGTTTTCAGCGGTTGACGCGCCGCCACCGCCTAAAGCTTCGCCGCCATAGGTCGGCTTGCCGTCGGTTTCGGCAAACTTATCAAGCACCGCCTTGTTGTCGTGCGAATGCCGTGCGGCAGTGTTAAGAGCGATTTCGGCGGCGAGGCTGTGCGAAAGTCGCTCTGTCCCGTCGGGGATAGACACCTTTGCAGAGCCTGTTATCATCGGTGCATACCCGACTATCTCGCCCGCTTTAAATGCTACGAGCTGCGCTGCCATGTTGCCGGGCTCAGGCACAATATCGCTCGTGATTTTGACCGCCACATAGCCGTCCACAGGAGTCAACAGCCCGGTTTGCAGATACTCGCCGACCGTCGACTCAAAATATACGCGATAGCTGTCGGCATTTTCGAGCTCGGCGGGAACGGGCAGCAACAACTCCGTGAAGTTGTTCTCCGCTCGATATCCAACGTCATACCCGCGAGGGCGGGCATAGTCAACCGTTATCGTTCTCGTCTGCATTCTTTTCCGCCTCCCCGTTCTCGCCCTCCGCGGGCGGTTTTTCGCAGTCTGCAAGCATTTCGGATAAAAGGTCAAGCTTGCCGATAATCTTCGTGATTTCGACCTTGTTGACCTCGATTTGCTGTATCAGCTGCGCGTTGTGCTTCTGCAAGGCGTCGCCCTGCGCTTTGACCTCTGCGATTTTCTGTTCGATTTCGGTTTTTGTCATAATAGCCCCCTAAGCGAGTTTTTTGTAGTCGCCGCTGTCGTTAAATTCGGCATACAGTCCGGTGGTGTCTAAAAATAGCCGTCCGGTGTAACCGCCGCCGGAAGTAAGCTTTAAAGTCATGCCCTTTCCGTTTGTCCCGCTCGAGTAGATTTCAATTCGTGCCGGAACCGTGCCTTTGGTGTTGTTGACGATTTGCAGCAGTGCGCTCGCGTCACTCGTAGCACCAAGCTCCGCGCTTACATCGTTCGCGCCGTTTGGCGCATGCGCGATAAACCCGATGGCATCGCCGCCTGTCGCAACACTTAAAGACTCGTTTACCTCGACTTTTTTGCGAAATCTTGCGTTATCTTTTTCTATCACGGCATAATCGGTGTTCCAATGGTTTACAAGCGTGGCGTTTTCTGCTTTCTCACCAAATCGAAAACCGTTTGATGTAACGCCAAGCGCGGCGGCAGGCTTCGGCGCGGCGAGCGTCGCATAAAACTTCGTGCCAATCAGCGTATTGTTAATGTCAAAGTACTCATAATTTGCGCCGGTTTGCATATTTGTGGTGTAATACATCTGCAAATATCCGCTTGACAGATCGGTCTTAAATCCGCTGTTTTCTATTGACAGCTGACCGCCGTCAAGGTTTATATCGCCGCCGGTGATGTTGATGTCGGAGGCTTCGATGTGTCCGGTTTCGAGGTTAAAAGAAAATCCGTTTGTGCCGCCTGTGATGATACCCGTCGTTATAGCCGTTGCGTTTATGCCCGCTCCGGTCATGGCGTTGGTGTAGGTCTTGCCGCCGTTTGTGGTGCAGCCTATACCGCCGTAGGTGCATTTAACGCCCTGCAAGCCGTCTGTCGCGAAACATTCCCAGCCGTCCGGGTTTCCGTCCTTGTCGAGGTCGAGAATGCGGTAATATCCGCCGTTTGCCCCGTTTATAGCGTCTGTGGCGGCTTTTATTGCCGCTTCCATCGAGTTTTTAACCTTGCTGAGTTCAAGCTTTACGGACGCGCTGACAGAGTCGAAAGACATCTCCGTTGTGTCGAGATTGGGAGATGTGATTGTGGACTGCAAGCCGCCGGAGAGGTCTAACTCCTGTTGTGCTACATAGACGGTATATGACTTGTTGTTTTTGTCTTTGACGGTGATAATATCTCCGACCTCTACACACGGGTCTCCGCGCCATGTACAAGTTGACGGATACCATGTACGCCCGTTATACCGTGCATATATCGCGTCTATCTCGGCATGGGTAACAAGCGGATTTGCAAAAGACAGTGGAACTCCTGTGCCTTTCGTATAGACATCTTCGTCCTTGCCCGCTGTGACCGCTTCTATTTCGACCGCGCTCTCCGCGGACTTTTTAAAGCCGTTTTCCCACTGGACATCTGCCGTCACGGTGTAGTCATAGGTACTGCCCGGACTAAAAAACCACGAGATATAAAGCTTTCCGACCGTGTTTACTCGCGCAGACATTCCCGCGCATCCGACGCAGTAGCCGAGCACATCTCGCTCGCTCTGCTCTGTCAGTTCTGCGGCTGTTGCAACGCCGATAACATGATTTTTCAAGGCAGTCTGTGCCGCCGTATCGACATATGTTACGCTCAAGCCGTGCATACTCGCGATATTCTCGACGACATCTTTCAGTGTCGTGGTGTCCGCCACGGTGATAGACGGTGTCCACTTGCCGCCAAGTTTGTCTATCTCATCATAGCCGGTGACGGTCAAGGTCTTTCCGTCGTCGTCCGTCTCCGGCTTTTCCGTCGCAAAATATCCGCAGGGCGTATAATAATATGTTCCGTCCGCCAGAAGCACACCACTTTCGATGAATGCTATCTTGTCGCGGTAGTTATAGGTGGGTGACGGATTATTAAAAGTTGCGGAATAGGAGCTTGAACCCACACTTCCGACCGTTGCGTCCTCGTCTCCGTTGAGAACCTGTGTCACGCTCAAGCTCAGTAAGCCGTCCGTTACGACGACCTTATCCGAGACAAAAGCGCGAATCCCGAGAGTCGTCACATAATGTCCGAATGTTATCCGGTTGATTATGTGACGAGTCCGCTTGGCATAAGCAGTTCTTACCGCTGCGCGTTTTGTCGCGTTGATTATCTTATACACTGCCCGTGCCCCCTTACATCTCGGTCAAATTGAAGCTGACCTCTTTATAAGTCCAAAGAGTCTCGCTATATATCCGCTCTATATCTGCTTCGAGCGTCGAGCAGTAGAATGTCTTTGTGCCGAATGTGCCCGTTTTCGGGTTCGGCAACCAACAGTCGAAACTGTCGGCAAGGATAATGTCCGCGATTTCTGCATACTGCGTGTTATTCAATCCGCTCGGCATCGTGGCGGTGTATTTGTTCTTTCCCGTCACGATATCGCGGAACATTGTTCCCGTGTTGTTGTCGCGCCCGCTTTTGCTGCTGTCTATGATATTTATTCCGGGTTTCAAGCCCATCGGCGTGGGAAGTGTTTTCCATGTCGATGTACCCGTTTTTTTGATTTTCATTACGGCTATACTCATACGCTCACCCCCGCGAGCGGCGTTTTGCCAGTTCTTCTGACAACGCCGTTATGGTATTCAATTACCGATTGCCCGACGACCTTTCCGTCGAGCGTGGCATAAATTGAAATTGATATCGGGCGTGAGTTATCTCCGCCGAGTTCGTTCATGACCTCGCGAACCGCCTGTTTCATCGTCGACAAAGGCGAAACAACTTCGGGCTCGCGCTTGTTATCGCCGAGTATGGCAGTGTATTCGCCGTAGTTTCTCGGGACAACTGTACCTGTTGCAAGGCGAGGTATGCTGACGGTAGGCAGATTGAAACCGAACTTCTTGCCGCCTATTCCAGGCACCCAATCGGGAATATTCCACGAGATTCTATTTGCTTTATTGACAACGGTATTAATACACCGCTCAACGAGCGATATTATACCGTTAAGTCTGTCACGACCTGAGTTTTTGATTGAATCCCACATTCTCGACGCGCCAGAGGTTATTTTATTCCAAAGATTTGATGCACTACTCGCTATGCGCGATACTAAATTCTGTGCGCCGTTGAACACAGCGTTTTTGAAGTCGGCGCACCTTCCTCGGATATTATTGAATTTCTCCTGCCAGTACTCTCTTGTAAAGAATTTTGCAAGGTTAGAAATCCACCAATCTTTCACATTTACGCCAAACTCTTTTATCTTATTTATAACGTTGTCTTTGAACTCGGAGATTTTCGCGAAAGCCACATCAAAAGCGCCAGATGCACTTCCATAAGCCAATCCTGTGCCGAGCATAGCCAGTCCAGCCAAAATAAGTTTTGGATTAAACCCGAGGTAACAGCCTAAGACTATTAAGACAACGCCTAAAATCATAGACCCCCATGTGATTATCTGATGCACCCACTGTGGAATTCCAGAAAAAGCTCCCGAGCCTTTGCCGAAAGCTGTGCCAGTTATAATCAATCCAACTCCAAAAAGTGCAGCTGATATGTTCGCGGTGGCTATGCCAACCATTACAAGTGCTATTCCGGCTAAAATCGTCGCATATGCTGTTATTTTTTTCACATTGGTTTCCATATCGGCGATATTGCTGTCGAACGAGGGCGCAGACGACGCATCTGTGCCGCCTGAACTGCTTGAGCTGTTATCACTGAGCTGATTCAGCTCGTCGAAACTCGCAAGACTTCGAGAAGCTTTTTCCGCCGCCTTGCCGACCTTGCTTGTCGCCGTTGCTTGCTTATTAAGTGCCTTTGCGTTTTTCTGCATCTGTGATACAGATTTGCCGAAAAGCGCGGCGGTAAACGACGCGACAAAAGCCGTGACCTGTTCAAGCACAAATAACAGCTCTTTCAACGCGGGGAGTGCGACTTCGTAAATCGGCTGAAATGCGGTCAACAGATTTCCTTTGATGTTGGCGAGAGAGGTCTGAACCTGCTTGTCGGTCGAGGTCATCGTCTTTAAAAGCTCTTGCAATTTTCTCAAAGCTCTTAAAATAACCGTAAATACAAAGACACGCTTTGCAAGCCCCATAACTCTTTTTAAGAACCTGCTCAAGCCCTCTGTCGCGCCCGTCAAGCCCCTTTTAAAGTTGCTGGGTACTTTTGCGTCAAGGGCTTCATTAAGCTTTGTTTTGGCTATTTCTGCCTTGTTTTTGAGCCCTTCAAGCTTGCCCTCTGAGTCGGCTATCTTTTCTTCGTAAGCTTTGAGCTGTGCGTCGCGGTCGGTCTGATGTTTTGCTTCGGCTTTGCTCTCGATTTTCTCGATTTTTTCGAGAATTTTGTCATATTCTTCCTGTAAGGAATGGAGCTTGTCTATCCACTGGCTTGACTTGCTGTCCGCACCCGCAACTCCCTGTTCCCACTGCTTGTCATATTCGGCGACTTGCTGCTTGGCTTCGGCTATTTTCGCTTTGAGCGTTTCCGCCTGTTCTATCAGAGGTATAGCCGTTTCGGGCTCGATATAGCCGTCGTCGGCTTTCAACTCGGCATATTCGGCGCGTAGTCTCTCGATGTCCGAGGTTTGCTTTTCGACTTTGGCATTTGCTTCATCGACATTGTTCTGCAACCGTTTCATCTTCGCCGACGACTGGTCGACTTCCTTGCCGCTGAACGCCTGTTTGACGCGCTGATACATACGTGACACCGATTTATTGACCATATCGGTCGCTTTGTTTACGCCGTCCGTGTCAAATTTTGTGTCAAATTTGAGAGAGCCGTCAACCATTCAATCACCCCCCGCTATCCTAAAAGTTTATTGAGCGCGTCACGTTCTGCCTGTTCCTGTGCCGAGTATTTGCGCTCAATGTCTATCATCTTTTTGTGTTCTTTGTAAAATTCCTGCTCCCACTTGTCGAGCTTCTTGTGTCTGTTCTTCTTTTCGCGGATAGAACGGACTGTCGAGAAAAGGCACTCGCCAATCTCTGCAAAATAGCCAAGGAACGTCCACCAATGCATATAGGGCACGGCGCGGACTTCCTGCCCGGCAGTCTTGTTTACTGCGGAAAAAATCATCTTTTCGTCCTGAGACCATGACATGACCTTTTTCTGTCGCTGTTGACCTGCTTCTTTATAGTCCTCACCGCCATCAAGAAACCACGACGCTTTTTCAATCGCCTCGTTGCAGGCTTCTCTCGGTATCGAGTCCGGCTCTTTATATAAACAGTCCAGCATAACCGCCATTTTGTCATACTCATTGAGTTCCGGGTCGTCAAACGCCTCAAAAATGACAAGCGCAACGCGATAATCGGAGCAGATAGAATATTCTTTGCCTGCCACTTCGAGCGTGGTCGGAAGATAGCCTATCATAAGCTATTTTTAAACCTCGCGGCTTCGGCTTCGTACTTTTTGATACGGGCTTCGGCTTTCTTCTGCTCGGATTTTATGTCAGTTTCTATAATCGGAAGAACTGCATTGAAAACGCGCTCGAAAAGCGGAACGCCGCCGCGAGTGGAAAGCGGTGAAGCTGTGCCGAACAGAACGCCGGACACTTCGGAGTTGAAGATATAGTCGAACTGACCGCATATGAACTTGCCGAGGTCGCGGAGACTATCAGCTGCCGTCTCATCGGCAAGGCCTGCCGAACCGTCGCTCTTTATCTTGACGTTCTCATATTTCTTCATTTCTTCGTTTATATTGTTTTTAGCGTTCCGCAGACGCTCTATAAGTCCGTAGTCGGCGGTATCTATACGGACAATTCTCTGCGGGTCGCCGTTAATTTCGTAGCTTTTAAAACCGTCGTCAAAGTTTATACTCTGTCGCTGCTGTGCCATGTTTTACCTCCTAAAAAGGGAGAGAGGCTGCCGAAGCAGCCCCCCTTTTTTGATTACTTGGACGAATCTGCGGTAAACGTTTTTGTTGCCGCATCAAAAGTTCCCTTTGTGCGTCCGCCGTTGTAGTGGATTTCAAAGGGAATCTGAACGCCGTCTTCGCCGCCTATCGACTGCGGAATGATAATAGCGTTCTCGCGATACGCCCACTCACACGAGCCGTCGGTCTTGAACAGTGCGTCAACGACAGTTGTTTCAAGAGCCGAGCCAGTCGCGCGGTCGTTGATTATGGACGCAAGGTGCTCATAGAGCGGGTCGCCGCTATAAGCATAATAAGGGTCAACAGAGCCCTGCGGCTCGTAACCTTTGACATTGGTCGAGTTCTCGCCGAGTATGTTCTTTTTAGTCTCCGAGTCCGGATTCATCTCAATCGCATACTCTTCAAGGTCTTTGCCCAAACGGACATAGTTTGCAGTTGTGCCATTAAACGACGAATCGATGTAGTGTGCAAGATATTTGCGCTCTATCTTTGCGTTTGCCGTATTGGCAGTAGTTCCAGGCATTAAAACTCCTCACTTTCTATGGTATATTCGGCGTAGATTTGAAGCTGATATGTGACGCCGTCGTTCACGTTCCCTGTCGGGACTGCAAAAAGCATTGCATTCGCGCAGCTCATCTTCGTTATCTCGCCGGACAGCTCTTTGCCGTCAACGATAGATGTCACCGCGATATGTTTCTGCTTCTCGAGCCAATAGTTCAGCTCCAATAAAAAAGCACTGTGCGCCAGTCGGTCAAACTCATTAAACGGTCTGCCGTTGGCGTACAGTACAAAGCTGTGTTTGCGTTTCTCATTGCCTAAAATATCTTTTCCGACAAGCGCATCGCCCGAAGAATAGAGTCCGAAGTCCCCGCTTTTATTCTCGGAAAAATCGACATGCAAGCCGTTGCAAAAGTCGTCTATTTTAGGACACTGAGAGAGTGTTTTTTTTACGGTTTCGATTATGTTCATCTATTTGCCGCCTCCTGCGCGTCGGCAAGAATTTTGTCCGCACGGTCGGCTTTCATACGCTCAAACCAGTGCGAACCTGCGAGCGGATTTTTTGTGGTATCATACGTCAGCTGTCTCCCCGTCGGGGCTTTACTCGGCGGTGACCACCAACCCACAATCTCGCCTTTTTCTTTGACTGGGATATTGGGACCATATATCTCGCCCATATACAGATAATGCGCATAGGGTCCGAGCTGTTTGACCTCGCCCGAGCCTATGACGGTCGGAATAGTCAGTGCCTTTGACGATAAAAAGCCGGACTGATACGGGATATACGGCTTCATAAACTTAATGACATCAGAGTCGATAACGCACTGGATTCTATACGCCCTTTGGTTCATCTCTTTTGCAAATTGCGGATTCCAGTGAATCTTGACATTTATCGTCCCGGTATATTCCATATTGTCGGGTTGCTTTATTTTGTCGGACACGCTATCACCTCACATCAAGCTCGGTGTGGCGCATTTCCGCCGAGCCATAATCGCACATCCGGCAAGCCATGACCGTGTGAACATCATACCCGGCAAAAAGCTTTTTTACGCTCGCGCTCTGAGCTTCTTCGGTCGAGTTATCAATCGTCAGAGGCACAGAGTCTTTGATTATAAGGTCTTTCTGCGGAGTGAGCCGCAAGAGCAACGGCAGAAAAACCGTCACCGTGTCGCTCTCGGTCTTGCCATTTTTGCCCGTCGAGGCGGTTGACTTCATATCCCAAAAAACGTGCGGCAGGAATATCCGCTCGTATTTGCCCCCTATAAGGCGGTACACGGTTGCTTTTGTGTTGGTATACATCTTTACCCCCTGTAAAGTAAACCCGTGTCACCGAGCCACAGATGCAGAATATGACGACATTCCGCGCTTCTCTCGGTGCGCTCGTCCGCTGCCGACGCGTAAGACACGGAATAATCACCGACTTTTTCGGATGTTACGCCGCTGCGCTCGGAGGTTTTTGCCTCTGCCTGCATATTCTCGGCAAGCTCGCAACAGCAATTCTTGACATCGTCGGTCACTGTTTCGACACGCCCGAATGTGTACTGTTCAATAACCTTGGTAGCTTTGACCGCATAAAAGTCAAAATCGCTCTTGTTTAAAGCCGCTTCGCGCCCCTTGAGATAGTCGTTTAAATAAAAGTCATATTCTGCGTACTGCAATTCGCTCACTCCTTGCCGTGCTTCTCCGCTTTATGCTTTTCAAGCGCGGTCTCGCCCTTGTATTCCTTGCCGCAGATATCGCAGCGGAACTTCTTTTCTTCCTCGGGGAAAATAAGACCTATTACCGTCATATCGCGTCACCTCACGCCTTGTGGTGCAGATAGATACCCGCAACCTTGTTTTCGTAGGCGTCGGCGATGCCGACATTGCGATAGCCATATTTCCACGCATCGGCGGTCTGATTCTGGTCGGGCGAAATAAACTTCGGCGCGACGTGCTTCTGGAACTGGATAACGGCGGGCTTGTGGATAACCATAAAGTTGATATCCTTTGCGCCCGTTGCCTTTGCGTAACCGCCTGCGGTCTCGTCAACGGTAGAAGCGCCGTCGCCCTGACCGGTGGTGATGATTTTACCAGACTTCTGTGCGATTGCAGTGTAAAATCTCGACTGCGGGACATCGACAACCTTTGCGAAACGGGTAAGTATTTCGCGGCTCTTGGTGGTGTCCATATCCTGCACGAGTCCATGCAGGGTGGGAGTAATGTAAAGATATCTCTGCTCGGTTGGGACTTCGTCCTCGTCCATCTTGGTGATCGCGGCTCTGAGTGCGGCGATTACTGCCGCGCCATCGGAAAGAGTCGCACCGGCGGCAACCTTGGATATGCCGGTAATGCCTGCGTATTTCGCGAAACGGAAAGCGTCAAGCTCGGGGACGACCTTTGTTCTGATAAACTCGCCCGCGAGTCTGCCGAAGGCGATATTTGCGGTCTCCTGATTGTCCATGTTGTCGACCGTAAACATCCTGCCTCTGTCAAAGTTGCACTGTACGGTCTCATTGGTCAGAGTGACGTCACCGTCAACATAACCGCTATTACGGCTGTAATCGCCGAGACCGCTCATGCTGAGCTTGGGGATTATAAGCTCGTTGGCGTTTGCTCCGGCTCTGACAAGCTCTGCTGCGCCGTCAAGGTCGGAAGTAAGCGACGCGACCTTATAAACCTCGTCAAGCATCGCCACAAACTGTTTTGCAAGTGCTATACTATTTGCCATTAAATTTGACCTCCTTAGTCAATCTTAAGTCCCATAGCGGCTCTTATTGCCGCCTCTTCGGGGGTGTATTTGTTTCCAATGGGCATAGTGCCCGTGCCTGCCGCAAAAGGCGGCGCGGCGTTTGCCTTTACCGCCGGAAATTCCTCTTCGGCGGCTTTGATTGCGTCATCGAGTCCGTCAATGGTAAGGTCGTCTTTTACCTTGAGCTTCGAGCGGTCAATGACTTTTGAGAGCAACTTCTTGTCATAGCCCTCTTTTGAGCTGATTGCCGCCTCTATAAGACGGTCATTTGCCTGTTTAAGGGCATTTGCAAGGGCGGTCTGCTGTGCCTGCTCGCGCGAAGATATGCGCTTATCGATATCGCCCAGTTCCTCGCCGTCAGCCACGCCGAGCGCCTTTCGGAGTGCCGCCTCATAGGTTTTGTTCTGCGTTCTGTACCCTGCTGCCTCGTTCCTCAGATCGTGCACATAATCCTCAGAAAAGGTTTTACCTGTAGACGCGGGCGGTGTGCTCGGTGCCGGGTCGGTCTGACCTGCGCCGGGTTCGCCCTCCGGGAACAGCTTGAGTTTTCTTGAAAAAATAAACATCTGGTTCATCCTTCCTGCGGAATCTGTCCGCATTGAAATTGTATAAAAACGCCGCCACCGGGACAGCGTTAATATCGGGATATAAAAAACAGCGCCTTGCATTTGACCGCAAAACGCTGTAATTATTGAATTGTGATGTAATGATAGAAATTTTTTTACCTTGCGGCTGCTCTTGCCGTTTTTGTCGCTTCTCTGCCCTGCTTATAATCAAATCCGGCAGTCCGCAACCGTTCGGTCTGTGTTCTCAGCCCTGCGGATTTTGAAAAGCGGGCATATTCCTGATTTAATCGGGTATAACGCACCTGCGCGAGTTTGAGCTTTTCTTCGTCGCCCGCCGCTTCACGGACGGTTATTTCGCGTTTGCACTTGCGGATTGACCGCTCAAGTCGGCGCTGCATCTGCGTTGCTTCATATGTTGTGTAATGCTTACCGTCATAGGTTATGCCCTCTGCGTTTTTGCGCTTAAAATCTTCAAGCTGTTCGGCGGTGTATACGGGCTTTGATACACCCAAGATAATCGGAAAAGCGGCATGTCCGCAGTTAAGAGTACCGATACGGCGCACGAGGCTATTGTTGAGCTCTGTGTATTCCGCGTCGCTGTACTGCTTGCCCTGTATCGGCTCATGGTCGGGGGCACTCGCGGCGTGTGCAGATATCTCCCAGCCGTCCGCGCCCATTTTGTCATGATCTTCGGCACTTATTTTCTCTTGCATAAGCCCGAGACCACCCATGATATTACGACGCACAGCAGCTTCAAGCGATGTTCTTACGCCGCTCTGATAGTCAACGGCGACAAGCCCTTTATCATACAGATTTTTGCAAGCCTGCCGCACTGCCGTGTTATAATCCGTCGCGCCTGTAAACACTTGCTTAAAAGCGTAATCGCAACACGCATTGTATGCCTTGTATAGCGGTAATTCGTTGCCGTATGGGTCAATCATGCCTATTGTCTGCGTGATGTTTGTAAAATCCTCTTTGGCAAGCTCGACAGCGGCGGAAACTATCTGTTGCAGACTGTCGTTTTTTTCAAACGGTATCGATTCAGTCGGCAAATGCGACATATCAAATTGATATCCGTCTTTCGCCGACTGCTTAAAAAGCTTCTCTGTCTCGTCTTTCGACAGCTTCAGCAGCTCCGCCACGCGCTTTTTTATTTCTTTTCGGCTCGCGCCGAGCTGCTGCGCTTTCCATATCTGATATCCCGCCGTTGATGTTATCTCGCCCGCCTGCGCTATCCTGCGGGCTATATCGGCAAGCAGATAGTCGGTCACCGGGTCAACAACCCGCCCGGCAAGCACATTCAGCGCATCAATCTTTTCGGGCGACAGCATTATTCATCACCGCTTTGCGTCAAGCTTTCTATTTCCGGCATATACTTCGCACGGATATTTTCGATATCTGCCGGAGTCTTGCACGACTCCTCAAAATACCACGCTACAGCTATCTCGGGCTTAATCAAGCCCATCTGCACCATACTGACATACTCATTCCAGGTCTTGTCGCGGTTGTAAAGTACACCATCGCCGTAATCAAACACCGCTTCGTCAGGGTCAATCGTGCTGTGACCGTTCATGCGGTAAATCTCGCCAAGCGCAGAACAAATTACAAGCAAGTCTCTGACCGCCTGCGTCCACGCGCTCTGCAAGTCGATAATCGTAAGGTTATAGTCGCCGTCAGAGGATGTGATCTCCGTCGCCGTGCGCTCTGCGGACTCGACATCCGACAGAATGCCGCGCTTAAAACCAATAAGGCTCTCGATGTTGCGCAAATACTCCGTTTTTCTTGCAAGATAGCTCTGCTCGCGGAACGCGGGTGAGAATATCGTCAACCCGAAGTCCTGCGGGTCGCCGTCAAACCGTGTGAATACATCATCCACAACGCGCTTATTGCCGTTGCCGTCGCGCTTTATAAGGTCGTCAGATACCATTATTCGCGCTCTGCCAAGTTCAAACTCGCTGCACAGCTGTTGCTCATTGCGGTTTATCCTCGCGATAAGGCCAGCGGCAGGAGCGTATATTGACACGCCGTCAAAAGACCCGTCAACCGTGTTATAGAGCGGCGATTTAAGGCTCGCAAGCCCCAGCCCAGCAACGGGCAACTGCATTATAGGTTGTAAATTTGCATATTTAGCAAGCGACGCAAGCGGCACTTCTGTTCCCAAAGTTCCGGCATCGCCGGAGCGAAAAAGCTTTGTCTCGATAGTCAACGCATTGCCCGCCGTCCTGCGCTCAAGCAATGTGTAATAGTCGCCGCCCTCCACTGTCAGCTCTGCTGTGCCCACGCTCGTAAGCTCCCCGTGCTCGTTGCGCGAGAGGGGAACAAAACAGTCACGCCGTATCGGTACAAATATAAAGCCGTCAGCGGTCGGCACGGGCTTTATAAGGCACTCGCCGGAGATTAACATTTGCTGAAACGCCGCTCGCCTCGTTTTTTCAATGTCCTCAAGCACCGACTGTGCAAATGTATTTTCCGAACTCGCGGAATACTCTGAGAACGCCGTTTTTACAAGTTTGTTGACTATAAGTACCGGAAGCCTCTGGCAATCATCAAGCTCCTTGTCTTTGTGGTCAAAGTACATTGTAAGCCACAGCTTTATAGCCTCTTGCATCTCCGCCGTTGTTATGTCCTTGACTCCAAAAGCATCGGAAAAGTTATATATTTTGTTGCAGTTAAGCAGTGCAGATATTACACTCATTTCTTATCCCCCGTGTTGATGATTATCTTGCGCATCTGCCGCGTACCGCGCTCAAATCCCTCGATATATGCCCTCAGACGGGCGTTTTCACTTTCAAGGTCAAATATCCTTGCCTTGAGTCTGCGCGTCTCCTCTGCGGCACTCTCGCGGGCATAAGAGGGCAGATACTTATCGCATATCCAATGTTTAATCCTTGTCATCTTTATCACCCCTATATCCCATCCAGCGGAGCTCCCGCCTTAATACCGTATAGCAAAAGTAACGCATCTCGTCCATTGCGTGGTCATATTCCTTTACAACCTTGTCAACGGTCGATTTATCATCCCAGCGATACATGCCGAACTCTTTCAAGATACCCTGACAGCTCGAATTTATCTTTATAACGCCGCTTTTGACCATCTCAGAAGTGACTCGGATTCCGTCAATTACATCGTTTTTTGCCTTGCGCACCGAGAACTTACCGTGCTTTCTTATGCAGGTGATAAAGCTCGCGGCGGACGGGTCAACAATTATTCGCTCAATGTCATAGCCCTCGGCGAGTTCTTCGACCGCTTTATAATATTCCTCGTCGGTCATTTGTCTCTGTCGCTTGCGACCGTCATAATAAAACTCTTTAATGCGCGTCGCCGTCTTGCCGTTTAAGCACCACAGACCCGCCGAAAACGGATTCAATGTGCCATAGTCGATAGATATAAAATAACGCCCCTGTTCTGGGACGGTATCATCAATTAAACTGTTGACATCGACATCGTAAACAAGCCCGTCTGCCGCTACCCACAGACCCAAAATAAACCGCTGATAAAACACTCCCGACGGGTATAGCCTGAAATATCGCTCTCTTATCTCGTCGGTAAGTGACGGATTGTCGGTTAATAAAAAGTGTATGTGGTAGACATGTTTCTCTTCGGGCTTCGTTACCCATTCTTCATAAAACCAATGTGCCGGGCTGTCGGGGTTGCAGTTGAACCAGTACTTTGACCCGGTCACCGAACATCTCGCGAGCGACTGCTCCACAAACGAGCGCGGCATAAGCGCGACCTCGTCTAAGAGCACGCCCGCAAGGGTCAAACCCTGAATCAATCCCGCCGAACTCTCGTCTCTGCCGCCGAACACATAGAAATAGTTTGTCTTGTCGTTTCCGGTCACCACAAGAAGCTTGCTTGACCTCTTATAATTAAGCTCAAAATACGCCGTTAAATCGGTCATTCCGAGCAACGGCGTTATTATGTTACGCTCTGCCGATTGGACGGTCTTGCCGCATATAGCGAACGTCTGGCCGTCAAAATACCGCATAGCCCAATGAATGAACGACAGAATCATGCAGACGGTCTTGCCTGAACGGACTGCACCGTCGCATATAATAGCATCATATTTGTCTTTATCCTTGCCGTGACACCAGCGCAAAATCTCTTTTTGCTTCGGCGACAGTGTTGTTATTTTCATTCGTCGTCACCGTCCAGTGCCTTGTAAAGCTCTGATATGTCGCTCTGTTGCTGACCGCCATTCTCGGCTGCGAGCTCCATTAAAGCTTTAAATGCCATTGTATCTCCGTTCATCGCCCGGTTGAGCTGCGCGTATATCATCGCCTCTTTGGCTGATATATTAGCCCCGTCCGTTATCTCGCTCAGGTAGTTGACCTCTGCCGGGTCACTGTTTTTGAGGTACATCGACATGGCGCGTCTCACTATTTCGCGGGTATCTCTCAGGTCACGGCGCACCTCGCCTGAACGCTTTCCGCCTTTCCTCTGGTCTTCCACTGTTAAAGTGTGCCTTTTACCCCCGAAATCTGTTTGTTTAGCCATGCCACCACCTCTCTTCTAATCGTTTTAGGTATAAAAATACCGCCGACTGAACTCAGCCAACGGCAAATATAAAATATTCAGCTTTCGTCAATATTAAAAATCAAAATCAACATCCGTAATTTCCTCTATTATGTCTATCAAAGCTTTTGTACCACCGTCATTGGAGCGGAACAAAGGGCTCGAACCTTTGATGCACTTATGCGCATATCGCCTGAAAGTTCCGCATAAAAGCCCTGCTATTAACCCGCCGCAGGGCGAGGCGGTAAGAAAGGAGCCGGTTTTCCGCACCGGCGAGCGGTGGAGATGTGGTAAACAACATGAACGGAGAAAAGAAGTAAAAGCGGTTGCCCGTCCACTTTTACATCTATATGATATCATATCTCCCAACTGTATTTCACTGTATTTTACAGTATTTTACTGTACACTTTGGGCGTTGAGTAGTTCTTCGAGTGCCGCGCAAGCTTTCTTGTTCGTTTTCCAACACCACTCTCGGGAATATCCCATCTCTTCTGCAATGTCTTCAAAGCTCATCCTGCTGAGGTGCCTCAAAAGCAGGAACTCTTCCCACTGCGGCGGGAGTTGACTCACAAGAGCCTGAAACTCGTTTTCGGCGGCGAATTTTTTCTGGTATATCTCTATGATTTCGTTGCCTAAGTCGACATATTGAGATATTAAGCTGCTCATTTTGTCCTCTGCTGTCTTCTGCACCGACTCGGACGGCGGGGCGGTAATTGATACCAACATATCAAACAGCTCCGATTTCTGACGCTGTTTGAATGACAACTCATTGTCAAGGTGCTTTATTCGGTTGACGTATTCGGGAACGGTCACAATATCACCTCTATCTCTGTTCTCGGGTTTTCCTTGTCATAGCTCCCGCACAGCTGAAGCTCGACATTTGAAAAGCTATCATCTTCAATTATCCCGGCTTCCCGCAAACCGTCGAGGATAAACTTTCCAATGTAATTGTCGGGGTCGTGCCGTTGCCTTGTGCGAAAAAAGTATGTAATTCTGACAACACACTTTTTAATCGGCTCGGGCGGCTTCGGGCGGCAGTACACCGCGCACAAAGCTTGCCACTGCTTTTTGTCCGCTCTGTAAGCCCATACATTCTCGCGCCCGGCGAACTTGTTAAGCGAAGGCGGAATATCGGGGATAGTGTAAATGTATCTTTTGCGCTCGCATTGTGGGCATATCTGCCGTCCCTCCGGGACTATCTCTCCGCAGCATACACATCTATCTACATTAGCCATTGTTAAAACCCTCCAACTTATTATCGTAGATATTGCCGACAACCTCAAATTCGGTTGAATCATAATCAAATGTTGTAAATTTTATGCCCGCTTGCCCGATAAAACTCGCGAGACCGTTGTCATAGACAATTTGATAAATGCTCATTTTGCCGAGCCAAACTCTCTTTACTATATCGCCCTCAAAAATATTTATGCCGTTTCTATCTTTCAGACCTATGCACTGTCCTACGGTTTCAGGGTTTACAATATAGTGCGAATTCGGCAAGTTGCATTGTTCCATGTACGGAATAGTAATATAATCACAAAGCTTGTCATCAGTTCTGCAATATTTAGCTTTATAATAATATCCCTCAACCCACTCGCCGTTATCTGTTCGCTTGCCACGGAAAAGTATCTCACGCATTGTTATTCCCTCCGTCCATTTTTGCGCCGCAGTGCGGGCAATAGTTAAAATCATCATTGCCTACCCCGTTGTTGGTGACATAGGTGACATAATCATAGTCGTAGTCGGCGTACCACCCGCAAGCTGAACAATAGCAACCGCCCGAATCGTCCTTTGTCCATTCGCCGTGTTTAATCTCTTGTACATCAGCAGCAGGAGCTTCTTTTAAAATTTTAACAACGGCGTTCCAACCATCTACATAGCTTTTGTTTTCAAAAACATTCCACCTACAAAAGTCTATTCCAAGCGCCGCGCGATCAATATAATCACTCATTCGGCTACCTCCGACCAGTCAATCTTCTGCCCACAAAAAGAGCAGAATGAATCACTCGAATTGGGTATTTCGTCGGGATATAAAAGCCACTTACGGCATATCGGGCATAAGTACCCGTTAAAGCCTTTATAGTCCAAAGCTTCGCCAAAATAAGGCTTCTTTGGTATCTGCTTTTCAAGGGCTTCAATCGCAACTTCAAACGCTTCAGCGTAATCAAGAGGATAATTCCATTCGACCTCTCCGATTGCACATTTCACAATGCCGATTGCTTCTTCAAGCGTCATTTTCGTCACCCCACTTTTACAAAACATCTTGTGGGAGCATGAAACTCTCTGCTGTCAATACATCTTATCATTGTCTGCTCTTCGCAAGCAGTAAGACAATACTGCTTGATAACTACACCTGAAACACCGTAATACGGCATTTCAACGCATTTTACGAAGTCACCAGTTTTAATATCATTCGACATTGTTATTACCTCCGTCCATTTTTGCGCCGCAGTAATGGCAATAAAAAAACTCACGGTCTATTGGTGTTTCTCTTCCAGTCGCGACGTCTATACAGTTATGACATTCAGAGCAATAATAATTACCATCGTCAGGGTTGATGGACATCTTAATCCATTCGCCGCGCGTTTGACCTCCTGAGCGCGAGCAATAAACCATACAGCCAATTCCTTTACTTGCTTCTTCAATGTTGTTGCAGACTTCCCGCATATGGCAAACTTCATTGTGTATGCAGTCTTTACATTTCATATTTCTACCTCCCATTGTTCAGCAGACTGGGTTACAACATTTTCAATCTTCATCGTAATAATAACAGTCGCTCCCCCCTTCGCGGCATTCGCTTATTTTTTCCCAAAAAAACCGTCCGTTATCATTGACAAGTAAAAAGCGCGAGTTTTTCTCGTCAACGGCGTAAACCGGGGAATCCTGCCATCTCCCGGCATCGTCCTTGTAATTAACTTCAAACATAATTATTCATCTCCTGTATCTTGTTACACTGTTTCGATGCACTCCTCGTCACCGTTTTGTTGCAATCCATTTTCTTACCACCCGCTTGAACCGAATCCGTTATTGCCGCGTGCCGTCTCGTCGAGACTATCAACGACTTCGAGCTCGTCGCTGTAAATCGGCAAAATGACGAGCTGCGATATCTTATCGCCCTTTTCGACCGTGTAGGGAATCCGGGTGTTGTTATACAGCTTGACACAAATGCTGCCTGTATAGCCTGCGTCAATGACGCCCTCGCTTGTTATCCCGTGTTTGACATTAAGTCCGCTCTTGCTCTTGAGAAATCCAACATATCCCTGCGGTATCTCGATATGTACACCAGTGTCAAATGTTGCGCTACCATGCGCTGGGACTGTCTGACGCCCTCTTGCCATGAGGTCAAAACCTGCGTCTTCGGGATGTGCCTTGTAGGGCTTAAAAGCTCCATTGTCTAAAACTATCTTCATTTTGTTAGCTCCTTTCGGTGTTTATTCGTCATTCAGAGGCTCGTTCCAGCATTTATAGCAAGCCCCTGTGTAATAGCAGTTCTCGAACGGCGGGCGTATTTCACCGTAGATTATTTTTCTGCATACAACTGGACTTCCGTCCGAATAGCTCTGCGCTTTCGGAAACTTCTCGAAAAAGTCCTGTGCGTATGTTTTCTTCGGGTGTTCGTTGCTCCACTTTTGCAGATTTTCAATTGCCTTTTGAGCATCTTTGGCACAGATTTTTGTGAACGGGTGCCCGCAAAAATCAAGCAGCGGGCATTGCTCTTTGTAAGCCACACCGGCTGCGCACGCGGTGCGCGAGTTACAAAGTCTGCCAAATTCGGGGAAAAAATCTATTGTTTTACTGCAATCCATAATTTTTCCTTTCTGCCCGGACTTTCGCCCGGGCACTGCATTATTTTTTCTTGTAGGCTATCGGCTTTGACATGTTCTGACGCTCAAACTCCGAGATGTCATATGAAGCTTGTCCTTTTGGTTTGGCATCTGCGGTCGGAGTCCTGCTATCACGCCGCGCCCAGTTTCTGATAGTGGCAAGGTGGTTTTTATAACTCTTGCCAGTGCTTGCCATATACGCGCTCAGGCGTTCGATTCTGTCAGACCAATCGAGGAACTCTTTTTTCAGTTTCTCAAAGTCTTCATCAGACAGTAGGACATTTTGATATTCACCGTATTTGTGGCGCGTGGGCTTTTCTTTATCTATTTCTTTTATATCTTCTTCTATATCTTTATCTATATCTTCTTCTATGCCTTGACTTCGTTGACATGTCATTGACATGTCATTGACAGTCTGCAAGGCGCGCTTTTTTGCGCGGGATTTTTGTTGTGCGAGTCGGTTGTACTCCTTGAGTTCGGCTAACTTATCGACACTTTGGTGCTTCTCCCAATTCGGGATAGTTATTGTGCCGTTCACAACTTCTATCATTCCGAAGCTTTCAAAGGTGGTAAGAGCGAGTCGCACGGTGGACATAGGACGGCGAAAGATAGTTGCAAGCATTTCCTCGGTGTATGGTATGCGGTCACTAAGCATAAGCACGCCGCAGTTATTCTGCTTGCCCGCGAGACAGAGAATTTTGAACCATATAACAATTATGGAATCAGCGTCGGGCATACTCTCGATGAGCGCTATTTTTTCATCGTCGAAGATATTAACGCAGAGTTTTATCCATTTGAGCTCCATTGCCTCAGCTCCTTTTTATCGTCCTGAAATGGGCTTGTACGGGAACGACATATTTTCCCTCGCGCTCCGCTACATAGCGTCTGAGCCCTTGTGCTCTGCGTGACAAGCTCTTGCAACGGCGGTCAGTCTCATTGAGAAAAGCTTTAATCTCGACGATGTCGTCGGAAAGCCAATAACCGACGCTATGCGACGATGAAAGAATAGGTGCTCCGCCGTCCCTTGCAAGCTCTATCAGCTTGCGAACGGTTCGGTCGTCGAGCCCCGTATAAATGCAGAGTGCTTCCCGCGTGACCGCGTTTTCCTTGCCTTTGGGTATAAAGTCGAGTATGTTCATTTGAGTACCTCAGAACGGTAAGTCGTCGCTTATGGGTATTTCCTCGAAGTCGTCGTCGTTCGGAGTCTGCGGCTTGTCCGCTTTTGACCCGCAGAAGCTAACTTCGTCGGCAATAACTTCAAATGCGGTGCGCTTGTTGCCGTTTTTGTCCTCATAGTTGCGCTGCTGAATACTGCCGCGAAGCGCTATCATTGCGCCTTTTTTGAAATACTTTTCGACAAACTCGGCGGTCTGCTTCCATGCGACAACGTTGATAAAGTCGGTCTGCTCTCTCTGAAAACGGCGGTCGACTGCTACCGTGAACGATGTAACGGATGTGCCGTTCTGAGTCTGTCTGAGTTCGGGGTCGGCGGTCAACCTCCCCATAAGAATCACTGAATTAAGCATTATTAACACTCCTTTTGAGTTCCAAAAATTTCTTTGTAGTCGTCCCGTAGAGCCTTTTTATTCGAGCTTCGGTGCGCTCTTTTTCTTCTTTGATTTGCACTTTGGTTTTGTAGAACGGGCACTCGCCTGAGCTGCACACGCAGTCGGTCAGTACACTGCAACCTTTCGAGCCGTTAGCCAGCGTACCATAAGCAAAACAGTCAAATTTTTCCATTTTTAACACTCCTTAAAGGTAGTTTTTTCCAAACAACCGGATAAAGTCATCTTTATCCCAGCCGTAATATGACATCGCTTTTTTCTGCGCTTCGCGGTGCAACTCGTCCATCACCGCCTGATTGTCGTGAACCGCGTTCTTGCCGTACATATGGCAGCCCATGTGGCAGAGACGGACTTTCAAGCCATATGCCTCGCTCGCGTGTCGTGCCGAACCGCCGAAACAGTGGTGCCAGTCCATAGCCGTGCCCGACCTGCCACAGAGAAAGCAAACATCTTCGTTCACTTGAAGAATCGACCTCATTTCCACGCCTCCTTTAATCGGTCAAGTTTTTCGGGGGTCATCGTTTCTATGTCCTGCGCTTTACACTCTTGCACAATGTTGTCAATCAGCCGGGACATCTGTGCCGTGTCATATGCTGACGAGCCACAAAACAGCTGTATATTCGTGCATTCGGGTATCTTTGACGGGAAAGTTTCGGTCAACCACCCGAGTCCGTTGCGCTCCCACCAGTCGCAGATCTTGTCGACCGCCTTGTCCTGCACACAGATGGTCTCAAAGTTATCCCCAATGTTTTTTATAGCGTCTCGATAGATATCTATCATGCTAAGGTGCAGCTTTGCGGCGAGTTTTCCGATGAGCACCCAGCAATAGGCGTTCGCGTCGAGACTGCGCTTGCGCTTTTTCTTCTCGACGGTCAACTCATAGGGCTTGTCCGAAGATTTAACCTCTGCCACTATGCGCTGACCTTCTTCGCGGTTTTTGACCTTGAACTTGAGATAGAATCCGTCGGACTCAAAGAGCCAGTCGGCTTTTTCAATCGTCATGACTGCTCCTTTGCCGCTTTAAGCCAGACGGCTATCTGAGCTTTTGCCCTTTCTGCCAAACTGTCTGATATAGTTTCAAGAGACATGCCCTCAGGGGCTGAAATTTGGCGCATAAGCGCGTTTTCTACTTCGCCTATACTTTTCCCTCTGAGTTTCGCAAACTCGCCCATTAGGTCACGCGTGGCAAGATTTACGGCTTCACGGTTTGTCTTTTCGTCTGCGGGTGTCGACTGAGTGTTCTGAGAGCTGTATTTGCTTCTTCCTGCCGCCCAATAAACATTTGCGCCAAAACCTAACGCTTTACAGGCGACGGAAAGCGCGTCAGTGTACGCCATTTTAAAACACTCGTCGGAGGTATAGGCTCTGCTCTTTTCGTTAGATATGTACGACGCGCCGCCGATTCCGAAGATAGGCTTGCTCCACTCGTCATTTTCCTTGACATAGAGGTTGAGCGTGACATGTGCCGTCTTTGTTCCGTCCGCTCCGTCCTCGAGCCAATGTTTGATATCGTCGGTATACCAGCCAATGCCGCATGCCCCGAACACCTCGGTCAGCTTCTTTATGCGCCACATCGGGTTAATGTCTGTGAATCCCTTGAGACGACCCGCCGCGATTTTCTTCTGTGCGTTGCCGGGCACTTCGCAAACCCTGCTGTAAATTTCAAGATTATCCATGTTGCACCTCACTTAATCTGAATGTTCTGAACTTCCACAATGTCCGCGCCGTCAAACGATTCGCCGGACTTGACCGCCGTTTTGACATCGGTCTTGCTGATTTTCGGGGTAAATGTGACAAACTCCGGATATCTTTCCACAAATGCGGCTTCATCTGCGATTACGAGACGTTCAGACTTGCGGAAAGCGACTTTGTTTCTCGCGCTCTCAAAAGAGGTTTCACCTCTGCACTGCATAGAGCGAGACACGCAGCCTTTAAGATAGTCGACGGAGTTTTCTTTTGCTTTTTTTCTCGCCGTCAGAGCTTTTATCTCTTCGTCTATCATCTTAGCTTCGGCGGTCAAATTCTTGATAGCACAAACGGTGTTGTCTAGCTTGTCCTTATAGTCGCCGTTGAGCATTTCGAGGGTATCTTCGATAGCGTCCTCCGGGATTGTCCCATCTTCGACAGCTGCGATAAAATCGAGGTATTCGTTGTCGAGTTCATAGAGCTTCATCTTTTTGTTTCTCCCTTCATTATTTGAAATAGGTAGTTGATACAATCGGTTGCTGTCATTTGTTTTATTTGTTCGTCCTGTGCCGCCGTTGTCTGAACGGGCGGTGTTTGGTCTGCGTCGTTGTATCTCATATTCTTTCCCTCAGTCGCACCGGGAGTAAAATATAGGTGCTTGAATCGTCCTTGAATACCAACGGAGACACGGGAGAGCTGACAAGAAAGCTGTCAGTCTCAGCCGCTTTAAGCACTCTGACGAGATATCTCGCGTTGATTCCTATCGCGAGGTCTGAATCGGTCTCACCCGTCACTGAGTCGGTGGCACTGCCTATCGTCGTCCTCACAGACAGTTCAATGGCATCTCTTGAGAGCGACATCTTGACAGGCTGTGTCTCGGTGCTCGCGAGAATCTGAACTCTTTCGAGCGCAGATGTGAGGGCTTTAAAATCCGTCTTGACCGAAGCTGTGTTTTTGGGAATAATCTTGTCCACATCGATTCCCCACGCGGTAGACATAAGGCGCGAAAACAGCGTATAATCACGGGTCTGCGCTATAAAATGTTTGCTTGAGACGGATATCTCGACCGCGTCGGTCGCGTCCGAAAGCTCGAGCAGTGCCTTTGGCGGAATTGTTACCGTTGCGCCCGGTGCTGTCCCCTCTTCGCACGGTATGCTTGACTCAGCGAATGTGAACCCGTCAGTCGCGCAGAGTCTGAGGTTGTCGGAGACGGTCATTCTCACGCCCTTATCATCTGCGGCGGCGAACACGGTTTTTTTAATCAGCTTGACGAGATTCGCTCCGTCAACTCGGCAAGTTGTGCCATCTTCGGGAGTTGGAAGCTCGGGGTATTGCTCCGCATGTATGCCTTTGACCTTGAGATTCGAGCGTCCGTTCTGGACGGTGAGAATATCATCATCGGTGCAAAGCGTCGTGTTTTCCTTTTGCAGCTTGCCCGCTGCATTTGTCAGAATCTTCGCGTCCGCAATTATCGCTCCGGGAATCTCTATCATCGCGGGGATTTTGACGGATATCCCAATCGTGAGATTATATCCGGTAACGGCCAGGACTCCACTTTCTGCCTTGAGCAAGAGTCCGTTTGTAGCCGGAGACGGCGATTTGTCAATAACTCTCGCGGCTTTGGCGCAAGCCGCCTTGAGGTCGTATGTATTACAGGTCAGTTTCATTTTTTTGACTCCTTTCTGTTTCAAATAAATTCATCTGCCGAGAGTTCCAATCTACATATCGGTTCTCCCATTCAACACCTATGTAATCAAGTACATGTCCCCAGCCGAACTTTTCTCCTGTCGCTGGATTAGTGACACACTTGTACATCCAGAACTCCCATTCCTTTTCGTTTTGTTCGCGCAAGCGGTCAAAGCGATGGGGACGTTTCTCAAGTTGTATTCCAAAACCGCACATACTACAACCTGTTCTTTGCGCACCGGTTGTATAAAGCTCTCCAATGTCCCCATCCCATGCTTGGTTTTTTGATTTTATCTCGCCATATATTGCAGGAACCGGAACGTTCAAATCGAGCACAAGGCGGAGAATATCTTGCCGTTCGAAAATTGCAAACGGGCATGACCTAATTGAGGTTTTGCCGAAGTAGTTGCATCCGTTAAGCATGAGAGATTTTTCTCTGCGTCCGCCCTCAGACGCCATAAGCCCGAGAAAAGGAACGCTGTTGTGTTCTTTTGCCCAGTCGTTGCAAGGCTTTTCTTTTAGGTAATAACAGCACTTATTTGAAACGAGAAAATCAGGTTTGCGATAATCCACATTTTCGTTCTCGTTTTCATATCCGCCAAACAGTTCAAGCCACCGCTGCGGTAGTTTCATTCGGCTACCGGTTCGGTTCCCGCCATACTCTCCGGTTTCTCCCGTGATAATGGCGTGTCTTACAGTTCGATTCTCTTCCGTTGGATTTTGAAGCAGAGAAATTTTGTTCGCTTTTTCTTTTGAGAGCACTGGGAATCCAAATTCTTGCAAGACTTGAACTTTCGTCCACCTTGTGCCGTCCTCGCGCATGGCAGGCTTCAAACATTCTATTCCAAGCTGTTTGTGAATCAGTTGAATTGACTTATCTTCTAAACTTGACACGCTAACTGCGGGGCAGTCTATCCCTATGTCTCTTAAAAACAGCAAAAGTGTTATGCTGTCGAGTCCGCCAACGGACACGTGGTAGTTAAGTCCGCGTGCTTTGCATTCTTCGATGAAATCAAGAGCGACATCTCGGGCGTGCTGAACCTTCTTTGAGTAGCTCCATTGCTGTTTCACTCGAAAGTTTTTGATAGTAGCTATATCGAGTTCCGACAGTCCCTTTTCCCAGCCCATTAAGCTCCCTCCATTAAGTCAAATAGCGTCGGTGCGCCTATCTGTGCTTCTGCCGCTTCGAGATAGCCCACGCCATCGCGGAAATAGTCGGGGTTAAGTTCGCAGCCGTAGCCCCTGCGTCCCATTTTAACTGCCATATACGGAACGGTCATAAGACCGCCGAACGGGTCATATACAAGGTCGTTTTTGTTGGAATATCTGTTTATTACCCGCTCCACGATATCGAGCTGCAACGGGCATACATGAAGATTCTGACGGCGTCTGCTCTGCGTTGTGTTGAGTGTGCGCATACGGTTGATATCGTCCCATATCTCGTCGCTCCAACTGCCGGGCGATACCACTGCGAAAGTGGCGGGAAGATGTCCCTTTTCATCGAGTTCTTTGGCGAGTTTTACGTGGTCGGCGTAGTCGTAGACCGTTTCGCGGGAATATTGACGATACATTCTCTCGAGCACTCGAACGGGCGCGTTTTTGAGTTCCTCGCGGGTGACAAGTCGGTTCCCGCTTGACCGCTGATAGCCGTTCGCGTCAATCTGCCACTGGGCGCGGGTATAGTCGTCTTTGCTTTTGGTGACGGGGACATCTGCATATCCGTCCGTTGTATCGCTCGGAAGTTTTCGGAAAAGCAAGATATATTCAGGACAGCCGACGCCCATCTTCGTGCCGTCTTTGCACTGCTCCGTCCAGCCGAGACGATAGGTTTGATTGTTCTCGCGGACAACATCGGTGCAGATGGTTATCATGCCGAAATACTGAAAGCCGTGCTTAATGTAGTGACTTATGCACATCGCGTGAAACGGTTCAACCGTCGGGAAGCCCGTGCCCGTCGCGTTGCCGAAGAGAACGCGGTCTTTAACATGAACTGCGCAAACTCTGCCGGGCTGTAACACGCGAAGCAGTTCAGGGGTCAAATAGTCCATTTGTTTGAAAAACTGGGCTGTTGTCGCGTTGTGACCGAAGTCGTTATATGACGGGGTATATTCGTAATGATTGGAGAATGGGATTGACGTGTGAATCAATCCGACGCTATCAGAGGGCATTTTTCGTGTCTCGTCAACGCAGTCGTTATTCACGGCTGTGAACCTTTCTCTTTTGATTTCCACTCTTTTGACTCCTTTACTTCTTTTCAGCTGCTCGGCGATATGCGGAGACGACAAGCCGTATTTTTTGATGATTTCGGACATCTTCTGTGCTAGTTCGTCGTGCCTTTTCCACTTCTCACGGAGCGCTTCCCAGATTTCTTCTTCCGCTTGGGTATAGATTATGTCGATAATCACCTTTTCGGTCTGCAAGAAGCGGTGTATTCTGTGAATTGCCTGAATAAAGTCGTTGAACTCATAGTCAATACCGACGAATATCGCACGGTGGCAATATTTCTGAAAATTGCACCCGCAGCCGGAAAGGCTCTTCTTTGTGGCGAATATCCTTGTTTTGCCCTCTTGGAAGTCAATAACGCGGCGTTCGCGTTCGTCATAGTCCATACTGCCGTAAATGTCGACAGCTTCGGGAATAGCCTTTTTAATCGCATGGCGTTCCGCTTCGAGGTCGTGCCATAAAATAAAATGCTCGTCGGGGCTTGCTTCGTCTATCAGCTCTTTTGCTTTCGCTACTCGCGCCAATATACTTGAGCTTTTTTCCCGTGCCGCCTCAGATAACGATGTCGCGGTATCTCTCAACAGCTTGAACTGTCCGTCACGGTCAGCGGGCAAGTTTTCCATGTCGTCGTCTATGACATGTGTACGGACTTCAAACGGCGGCAAATCGTAGCCCGTCGCATCGAGCCCAAGGTCGGCGGGCGAGCTTAGAAACAGCCCCCACGACGCAACCCAGAGCCAAAATTCACGCTCCATACTCGGATAGAGCTGCAAGTTGTTAGCTTTTGTAGAATCGCGCTTAAAAAAGCGTGTAAGTGCCTGTCCCGTGTCCATGAGGTCAAGAAAGCCTGCGTAATGGATAAGCTCTTTATATCTGTTTGGGCTCGGCGTGGCGGTCGCCACAAGCTTATATTTAATTCCCTTGAACTTCGGGAAAAAAGTTTGATAGGTTTTCGAGCCGTAAGAGCGAAGTACCGCCGCTTCGTCGAGACTGACCGCCGTAAAATATTTCGGGTCAATGTCGCCGTCTCTGACTCGCTCGTAGTTGGTCATGAGGATTTGTGCGTCTGAAGCTCTTACCTCGTCCATGCAGGTGACATATACGGGTTCGGGGATATGCAACAGCTCTCTTGCGTCACGGGTGAACTCTTGACGCACGCCGAGCGGCAAGACGATAAGAGCTTGACCGCCCTCATGCTCGGTGACTATACGGCAAAATTCGAGTTCCTGCACGGTCTTGCCGAGTCCGAACCGCTCGAACAGTCCGCGCCTGCCGCCTCTAACCGCCCATTGAACGGCGAGCTTCTGGTGAGGTTTGAGTGCCTGGTTAATCTCGTCGAGCGATATCTCGAACCCGCTCTCTTTGGCGACTTCTATCTTGTCATCTAAAAATTGGTCATATGTTTTCATCGCTTTTCATCTTGTCCCATGCTGGGGAAACAACTTTCCTTTCTCTTCTTTTGGGGCGAAAATACGGGCACTCCATGTCCGTCGCCTCTATCTCGCGGAACTTGCCTGTGTCGAATGTGTAGTGACAAGCTTTGTTGTCGTACTCGATATCAAATCCGCTTACCCCTGCAAGCCCGACCATTTCGCGGCGGTAATAACAGCGTTTGCAGATGTTTTTCAAGTGCCAATGCTCTGAGTGTTTATGCTTTCCGGGCTTTTGCCACTGCGGTATCTCCTTGCTATCTGTCAGTCCCACGAGATAATCAAGCGAGACATTGAAAAATCGAGCAATCCGAATCGCGAAGATGAATGCCACCGAATTTGTGCCATCGCAATATCGCGAAATAGTGTCCTTGTGGCAACCCACAGCGTTTGCCAGTTCCAACCTCGTCACAGGCGGTTCGTGCTCTTCCATTAACAGCGTAAGTCTATCCGCTATCTTGAATGCTTCAGGAGCGATTGCCGTTGTCTCGTACATGGCGTTCAGCTCCTTTCTTTTTGATTCTGCGCTTGAGTGAATCTTCAAAAGCTATCAGCTTGTCCTCGTGAATAAATCCATAGATGATAAGTACGACGACGGCAATCTCAAACACCGTCTGGATTGCAAATTTCAGTATCATAGCTATACCTCCCTCTCTTAAAGCCGCTGTGTGAGTACAATAATCATGGCGACGGATGCTAAAAAGTTTGGCACACACCAACATCCCTCGTCATCATCGGTTATCAACGAGTGTATAGCCGTAATAAGATTTAGCAGTGCATTTAACGATAAAAGCGCAATCGAAATAATTAATAACGCTCTCATTGCTCCGCCTCCTTTACATGTGTATCTTTTCAGCTTTTGTCAGTTCTGCGCCGCTATACTCCGCGAGCTGTTTCGGGTTGATGTAATAGGTATAGCGGTTGCCGTTGAGCTTTATCGCCGTACCTATCGGCAGTTTGCCGCGCTGTAAACCTATTCGTACAAACATCTCGCTCATGCCGAGTATTTGCGCCGCTTCTTTTACTGTGATTTTACGCATGATGTTGTCTCCTTTCACGAGAACGTTTTTAAGAAGCGTTCTTTTCCTTTTACGGTGACAAGCGTCTGAACACCCGTCCAGTCGGTCTTTTCGTTATAAGTTTCCTTGATTTCAAACAGCCCGGAATCGACATGTTCCGCATAGGGCATCAGCCTGCCGCGCTTGTCGCGGTAAATGTACTTGTGGTCTATAAGCCACTTTACAAAGTCATTCTGTTTCAGCCCGAGAAGCTTCGCCGTCTCTCTGATTCCGGTAAGGCTCTCACGGTCGCACAAACCGTCAAAATATTCCGCTTTTGGCTGCATAATGGCGTTCTGCACGGTCAGATTAGAGTTTATAGCCTTGACTCTTTCAAGCTTCTCCTGCGCCATTTTGAGGGCTCTCGCCATAACCGCTTCGGGAGAGTTCCACTCCTTTTCAAGCTGCAAGAAATACTGTCTCGCCTGCTTGCCCTTTTCGTTGCGCTGAAGCATACAAATTTCTTTTGCCGTGTCGATTGTGAGCTGTGCATCCTGTCTCGGCTTTCCCGGAAGTCCGTCAGACCTATCGCTCAAAAATGAGCAATAGTCCTCTCCCTCAGCAAAACCGTATTCGCACATTCTCGGGAACCAATCCTTGTAAGCTGTTTTCACCTCAAGGAATTCGTGCAGGTCTCTTGCTAAGACTGTCGGTCTATCGCTTTCATAATTGATTTTGATTAACTCGTTCATTTACAAAGCTCCTTTCATGCGGTTGTTTTATTTCTTTTTGTGTGATATAATTTTTTTAATTTCTATCAAAGCAGGTGCAAATCGTGAACCCAATAAAAGACAGCCGTTTCAAGCATCAAGATGTGCCCAAAAACATTCGCCAGTATGAGCGCCGTATGCGAAAGATACTCATGTGGATATTAGAGGGGAAAGAGCTTCAAGAGCTCTCCCCGTGGGATTGCGAAATACTTGACGCCTGCTTATCCAAAGGGTACATAGCCAGCAATCTCCGTACCGTTAGGACTGCCGATGGGAGCATCTTTTTTGATTTATCCGGAGATGCCAAACTGACGCACGCGGGATACGAGTATCTTGCGAAAATCGACGCGGAGTCCAGAAGCCGTAAGGCAATTGTTATTTCTGTGCTTGCACTTATCATTTCCGTCGTTCCTTTGGTAATTAATTATGCGGTTGCTCCGATACGGGAGTGGCTTTCCAAACGCTGATACCCTTCGACGCGCCTACATCTTCCGTAGCATTCGGAATGTCAAGCAAGACATCGTTAGATACAAGTTCCAGTGTCAAGGTAGGCCAATTGCCGCCCTTGTGATGAAATGTAACACTGCGGACTGATTGCCCTATCTCAACACCGCCCAACTTTACGCTACTCGTCAGACCCGTGTTCGGATTGACTCTTATTTCGATTTTATTCATCTCTTTACCTCGCTTTTTGTTGTTTTATTTCTTTTTGTGTGTTATAATTCCATCGTAGGCTTTAGGCGTGGTAACACAAAGTTTCAAAAACTCTTACCATAGCGAGCGTTATGTCCGCTAAATCTTCAAGCCTACACTCTTTTGACTTCTGGGCGAGTAGTTGCAGCTGCTCGTTCAGAAGTTTCTCTGCGGTCTCAAACTTTTTCACTTCTTCATCTCCTTTCTCAATTCATATCAGGAAAGTGTTAATTACCCACTGCGCCAGCAGTGCCCCGAGCACTCCCGCGAAACATCCGAGTAGGATTGATACGACCGCAATTTTTGTGTTGTGTTCGCCGTCGTCCTTTCTTGCTCGGATTTCTTCTTCCATACGCCTAATTTCTGATTCCGTCATATCTTTGCCTCTTGTCTGTTGTTTTATTTCTTTTTGTGTGTTATAATTCTCACCAAAAGAGGTGAGAAAAAAGGGTAATGCAATCTGTTTCGTCGAGCAATCTCGCAAGCGTCGGCTATGAGAATGGAACTCTACACATCGGTTTTACTAAAGGCAGTTTATATGCCTATTACAATGTACCTTTTGCCGTGTATCAGAACCTGATGACTGCACCGTCTCATGGCGAATACTTCCACGCTCACATTAAGGGAATTTACAGGTACGAAAGAATCGGTTAATCGATAACCACAAGCACAATGGCAGGACCGTTTACCTTGACGGCGACATCTTGGTACGGTTCTGCTATTATTGTTTTTGTTCCGCTGCGCCGCTTCAATTCCTCTACAAGCTCTTTAGTAGACACATCCGTAAGAAAATCTTTCACGCCCTCTCCCTCCTTTCTTGTTTTATTTCTTTTCGTGTGATATAATTTTCTTTAAGGAGGTAAAAATATGCAAATTATAAAGACGTGGGCTCCTATTCTTATATCGGCCTTATCCTTGGCTATATCTTTGTATGAATTTTTTTCGCGCAAGGCAAAAGAGCGCACAAAGGTAAGCATTAGCATTGATTCAGAAGCCGGAATTGATTTGTTCCATGCTGTCGCGGCGCAGTCGGGATTATTAATGTGCACCGTCCCTTGCCTGTTTGTAAATGATGCAAGCTCAGATATATCAATTGTTAGAATTGATCTCGTTCTTCTCGACGGTACAATAATAAAATGTAAACAACGCGAAGAATCGTTTTATACATACATAAATCCCGATAATTATGGACCCGTAGCCAGAAGCATAGAGTTTCCAATAAATCTCACTAAAATGCAGGGAACCTATGGAGTAATTCGATTCGATATTCCTTATCGAAATAAGCAAATGCCGATTTCCGATGTCTTGATTCACACAAATAGAAAAACCGTATGTAGCCGAGACTTTACTCTTGAGCTTAATTTAGCGGTTTCTAAATTGATTGAGCAAATCGATAGCCATAACAACGGTAAGAACTCCTCCGGTGATAGCGAGAGCTCCGAAAGAAGCTGACAGAAGTAACTCCATTTTTATCGCCTCCAACCCGATATTAATGTTATTATCGCGATAACCATCGCAACAGAAAACATAATCAACATCACCGACAGTAAACAAATTATTGTTTTCACCCTCTCCCTCCTTTCTTTTATTAACTTTAGAAATCTAAAGTTAATGATTAAAAAAATATGCATCGATTTCGGCGAAAGGAATACCTAAAGCTTTGCAAATGTTGACCATCTCATCTTGGCGGAAGCTTCGCTTATTGTTTAAACTAAGGTTAAGTGTCGTGTGTTTCATAGCTGCCTTGTCTGCGAGCGAAGCTTGCGTCACATTTTGTTCTTTCATTTTGTCGCGCAAAGCTCCATACTTATATGTCATTATTCTGCACCTCCTTTCGATGCTTCAAGTATAACTCTTTAGATTTCTAAAGTCAAGCTTTTTTTAAAAATATTTTTGGTTTTCTAAACTTTTTGTTGCATTTTCTAAAGTTATGCGCTATAATGACCTCAAAGGAGTGGAAAATATGAAATCGACATTTAAAGATAGATTAAACGAAGCGCTTTATCAAAGAAAAATGAGTGCCGCAGAATTATCAAAGCTTTCCGGTGTGAACGAAGGCGCAATTAGTCAATACCGAAAAGGCGAATACAAGGCTACGCAGCGCAACCTTGAAAAAATGGCACAGACTCTAAATGTATCTATTGCATGGCTCATGGGTGCTGATGTTCCGATGAACCCGCTTAACCTTGTTTCCCCGAACATTACAGATGATGTCGTGACTTTCCCGGTTCTCGGTTGCATTGCTGCCGGATATGAAGAAATCGCGGTCGAAGATTGGAACGGAGCAGTTGTGGAAGTTCCCGCGGCTTATCTGAAAGGAAGAGACAAAAAAGACTTCTTTGTTTTGGAAGTTCGCGGCAGCTCAATGTATCCGCTCTATCAGGAAAAAGATATAGTGCTTATATTGAAGCAGAATTACATAGACCACAACGGCGATGTCGGAGCAGTTATTTATGACGGAGAATGTGCCACGCTCAAGCGCATTGATGTTTCCGATGATATGGTAAGACTCAGCCCCATCAATCCGGAATATCAGCCAAAAGAGCTGCGAGGCGCGGATTTGGAAATGTATCATATTCTCGGCGTTCCTCGCATGCTCATTCGAGAAATAAATTAAAAATCCCGCCCTCGCGGCGGGATAATAGAAAGGATGTATAAAAATGAAGTGTAAGAAATGCGGAACAGAGCTCGGCAAGAAAGAAAAGTTTTGTCCGAACTGCGGGGCAAGAGCAAAGATGTCAAAAGGCTGGAAGATTGTTCTTGTGGTATTTGTTCTTCTGTTCGTTCTCATCGCCGCAATAGCGATAAGCGGAGAGGGCGGCACAGACACACCGACAACGACAGAACCCGAAACCGAATACATTACGCTCGACGAGTTTAACAAGATTAAAAACGGCATGACCTATGAGCAAGTCTGTAAAATCATCGGCTGTGAGGGTAAACTTGTTACGTCTTCCGAGATTGGCGAAAGTACTTCTCAATCCTACGCTTGGTCAAGTAAAGATATGGGCGGCGTGACTTATGGCGCGACTGTCGTGTTTATCGACGGCAAAGTAACGGGTAAGACGCAGGCCGGGCTCGACCTTGTCGATGATGTTTCGAGCGCGATAAAAGATTTAAGCTAAATAAAAAAAGAACCCCCGGTGCGGGAACACCGAGGGCTCAGAGAATCAACACACAACTTGGCAAAAAGAGTGGATTGATATACTTCATTATATCATCCGCTCCTATTAAATGCAAGCAAAGGAGCGGTATTTTTATGCGATTACCAAACGGATACGGATCTGTATACAAGCTATCGGGCAAAAATAGGCGCAAGCCGTACATTGCGCGGCGTACAATAGGCTGGGATGATAACGGTAAACAATTATATGCCACAATCGGATACTACCGCACAAAAGCGGAAGCGCTGCAAGCCCTCGCGGCATTTAATGACAATCCGTATGACTTGCAGATGTCAAAAGTCACTTTTGCCGACATATATAAGCGTTGGTGGGATGATACATTTGATGATGACTCAAACCGCTCGACAACGCGAAATTACAGCGCGGCATACAAGCACTGCGAGCCGTTGTATGATATGAAAATGGCGGATATACGCCCGCAGCATATGCAGGATATTATAGACAACTGCGGTGCAGGATATCAAATGCAAAAGCGAATCAGAATACTGTTTAATCAGCTGTACCGTTGGTGCGTACAGCACGATGCTATCAAAAAAAATTATGCCGACCAGTTGAGCGTTACAAATGATACCGAGTCAAAAACCCGAACGGCATTTACGACAGAGGAAATTGAAAAGCTGTGGGCACAGGTCAATAAAAACAAATATGTGCCACTGATTTTAATGCTGATTTACTCCGGCGTAAGAATTTCCGAGCTTTTAGATTTGAAAAAAGAAGATGTCAACCTTGACGAGCAGTGGTTTAAAGTTCGGAAATCAAAGACGAAAGCCGGAATCAGAATAGTGCCGATCGCGGACAAGGTTCTGCCCTTTTGGCGGCAATTCATGGCAAGCTCAAACTGTCCATATGCCGTCTGCACGGTAAACGGCGAGCATATCAGTTATGACAATTTTCAAAAAATCTATTGGAAACCGCTGATGCGCGAGCTCAACATGGATCACACGCCACACGAGACCAGGCACACTTTTATATCGCTCATGGTTGCCGCAAATGCAAATCAGACGATTCTCAAAAAAATAGTCGGTCACAAATCGATAATGAATTTGACCGAGAAAGTTTATACGCACGTGGAAATTCAAACGCTGTTGCGCGAAGCAAATTTAATTTGATTTTGTTAGTTGTGTGTTAGTTGTGTGTTAGTTGTAGAGCCAAAAACAACCCGTTTTAGACCGCCTTAAAATTAACACAGTCCTTGAAAACATTGAGTTTCAAGGACTGTAATGTTATGGTGCGGATAACAGGAGTTGAACCTGCACCGAGTTGCCCCGACTAGAACCTGAATCTAGCGCGTCTGCCAATTCCGCCATATCCGCATATTCTGTTGTGCCGCTTTTGGCGACGTGG